TTTGCCCGGTAAGATTCTTGGTTTTCTCGGTGATCTTGGAGGAACAATCCTCGGTTGGGTTAAAGGAGCGTTTGACTGGATCGTTGAGAACGGCCCCGGCATTCTGGCAACAGTTGGCACATGGCTTATTAGTTTGCCCGGTAAGATTCTTGGTTTTCTCGGTGATCTTGGAGGAACAATCCTCGGTTGGGTTAAAGGAGCGTTTGACTGGATCGTTGAGAACGGCCCCGGCATTCTGGCAACAGTTGGCACATGGCTTGGGGAACTTCCCGGAAAACTCATCGGGTTTATCGGCGACCTCGGAACAAAACTCTTCGACTTTATAAAAGGCGGGTTTGATGTTGTCAAGGAACGTGGCCCAGAGGTTCTTAGCGGGATTGTTGACTTCTTCTCAGGCATTCCCGGCAAACTTGTTGACGCTTTAAGTTCTGTTGCAACCGGTGGGATCAACCTCGCAAACAAACTATGGGGTCCGATTGCCCGCTTCATAAACACAAAGCTTCTTGATCCGTTGCGCGACGTCTCAATATTTGGAAAAAAGCCATTTGGTTTCCTCCCACAAGTTAACGATGTCATTGAATTAGCAGAAGGTGGCATTTTCACTAAGGCCACGAACGCTGTTATTGGTGAAGCGGGAGCTGAAGCTGTTATACCGCTCACCAACCCGGCGAGGGCGAAAGAGCTTCTCGTTCAGTCTGGTTTGATAAACATTCTGACTGAAACGCAAACAACGATTACGCCGACAGGCGAGTCTGGGCTAGCCGGGTTGGCGTTCTCTGGTTTGCCATCCGCTCCTGACACTCAAGGTATTTCAGCGACGATTACAACTTCTATGACGAACGTTGTTGAGGCTGCGGTCACTGCGTTGCAACCCGTGAAAGATTGGTTTGCTGCTCTGTCAACGTTTGCTATTGACTCGCTGAGCGCTTTTGGTCAGCAAGTGTGGGACGGGACCGCTGCGACGTTCAAGTTTTTTGTGGCCCAAGTGTTAACGGTTTTAACCGGTTTAACAGCGTTCATTGCTGCGTGGCCGATGACTATCACGGGGCTTTTGGCTGACACTGGTGCGCGGATCTGGTTTGGTATGGCCGGTGGTATGGCCGCGTTTGCGAGTTCATTCAAGGCGGTATTTGCCGACCTTGGGGTGTTTGCCACTAACTGGAGTTCGGGGCTAGTGCTTGGCTTTGGTGGCCTTCCGGCGTTCATGGGTGGTGTCGCTGCGGGGATCACTGCTGCTGTTACAGCACCGTTTAGAACGTTCGCGTCGGGCATATGGAACCCGTTCGCGACGACTTTGACGGGCGCGTTGGATCAGATACCTGCTACAGCAAATATTAATATCCCTCAGTTGATGTTCCCGACTGCTCATTCTGGTGGTGTTGTGGGTGGCCGTCTCCCGCAAACGGGTGGGCCGCTTGATTCTTCAGAGATGCTTGTGAAGATGCAACGCGGTGAGGGTGTGATCCCGGCGAGTTCGATGAAGGGGATGACTGACGCAGAGTTTGATATGTTGCGGCGCGGCGACTTTGGTGAGCGTGACCCTCGCGATGATAAAAAAATGGCTGCGAGGTTCCTCCCGCAAACAGGGTCGCCCGCTTCAGCTATGCCTCCGCTTGGTGCGGGTTCGTTTGCGTCGCTGCCTTCGTCGATCTTGGAAGGGTTGAAAGACGCTCTTAAAACGACGTTTGCTCAAGCAAAAAACTTGGCGGAAGAAGCGTTTTACGCTCCTAAGTATCTTGGCGGAATCGCACAGTCTGCTGCGTTTAGCGGTCTCGGATTCGTCGGACAAAAAATTGATGAGGCAAACAAGGCTGCCGCTGAAGCTGCGGGCGGTGTTGGGACAGCGTTCCCCGCCGGTTTCCCCGCGGGGTTGCCTGCTGCGATCGAAGCGATGCGGCGTGTAGCGGGCCGTGTCGGTTCGTTCCCCGCGCTCATAAATTATATGAAAGAAACGGGTGTTCCGTTTAAGGCGATCTCTACAACCCGTCCGGGTGCCACAACCCGAGGATCCGGTAACACGCGACCGTCGCTTCATTCGAGTAGTAGGGCGGTTGACTTTGCAGGGTTGCGGCCTAGCCGCGACTCCCCGGAGTTGTTGCGCATTTATCAGGCGTTTGAGCCTGTTCGTGACATTCTCGCAGAGTTGATCTATTCGGGGCCGGGCGGTGGCCTTGTGAAAAACCCGATTACCCGTGCGGATCATCATGACCATGTTCATGCAGGTTTAGCTAACGGCGCGATTATCGCTTCTCGGATGACTGCGACACTCGGCGAAGCTGGGCGCGAAGTTGTGATACCACTCACACGTCCTATGAGGGCGTTACAGCTTGCTGAGGACTCGGGTCTGATCGGGGTGCTTTCGCAAGCCGCTGGGCAGCGTGCGGCTTCTGCTGCGGCCACCGGCGGTGTTCCCCCGGCTGCGACCCCTGCAAGTAGTGTTCAAGTTCAAGGATTGTTCCCCGGTCAGGGCAACACATACAACATTTATGGGATTTCTATGGCGCAAGTGATCGCTGAGATTGAAGCAAGAGAACAAGCTTCTGCGCGTGTCAACTTTGTGAGGCACTGATGTATCAGGCTTACTGCTACGGCAATCAGATAGAACTTTGGAACAACCAGCGGACACTTGATTATTTGCGTGGCAACCCGTTGGGTGCTGATGCTCAAACCGTTTTGGGTGGGTTCGCTGCGGGGGTTGCGGGCAACCTTGGGCCTTATGCGGCGAATAAAGTGCCGTGTTCTCATGCGTCGCAACTGTTTTGTGATCCGCCTAACGGGCGCGACGCTACTGAGATTTATGTGCTCGAAGTTGATGACCTTTTTTCTGCCGCTGATTTTGGTTGCACCGCTCTGCTACCCGGTTCTGATCTCAACCCGAACACAATGAATTTGCTATTTGATTCGTTTGACGCGTCGGGGTGCGCGGGTGCGGGCAAGTTGATGCCGGTAACGGTGCCGCCGTTGCCGCCTAACGCAACATCTGCTGTTGTTGTCGGGGTCCGCATCGAAGGTGTAACGGTTGATACCACAGGGTGGGTTAACACAGATTCCAATGTTTTTATCTGGTCTGTTGACGACACGCAGACACCGCTGCCGGGTTCAACCACGGTAACGGGAGCGGGTGCCGCCGCGTGGAACTTCTTCGCGGCTGGAACAGCTTCACAGCTTCTTTCTGCCCCTGCCGGTCCGGTTGATATTGAGATGCGTTGGGACACTCCGATCATTCCCGCTACAGCGTTTCCCGCTGCGGGTATCGTCTTGCAGGATTTGGGGTCGGGTGTAGCGCCGGTCAGTATGCAAGCAACCGGGTGGACGTGGATATGGGAAGCGCAAGCACCATCGGGTTTATACACCTTGGATTTGAGCGCGGATGGAGACAACCCGCCTTGGTTTGATCCTGATGTCCCGGAGTCCGGCGACTTTTTCGGGTTGTTCGTTGAGGACATCACCGGGTTTGATTCCGTTGTGCAACGAGATTTAACACCTGCTTCTATTTATGGTGGGAGTTTAGGCCCGTTGAAACTTGGGCCACGAACCCTCACCGTCACAGGATACCTATTTGCCAAAACGTGTTGTGGGTCTGAGTACGGTTTGCATTGGTTGAACGAGGCGCTCATTGGTTCAACGGGCTGCGAAGATTGTGCTCTTGGCGAGTTCTCAATGTTGAAATGCTGCCCGCCTGATGGCGCTGAAGCTTTGGATTACGGTCGGGTGTTGCACCGAACGGGTCTCATTGATGGCCCTAAAGTTGTTGACAAGTTCGGGACGTGCTGCGACCAGTGCGGCTACACGACTCTTAAAGTCCAGTTCACGCTCGCTTCTGAAATACCTTACATTTTTTCTGATCTGACGTTTCCGCTGTTTGAGGAACCATTCCCAGAAGAAATATACGAATACTGTTTTGAGTGTCCTGACTGCCCGCCGGTTATCCCGTCGACATTCACCCCTGATTGTGGGCCTGTTCGTATCCCACCTCCGGCAATATTTACCCCCGACGCGAACTGTTATTGCGACCCGTGGCAAAAACGTCAGATATGTTCTTCGTACACAAACGTCGCTGATTGGAATAGCGCGACTTCTTTTATTCAGGTGTTCGCCGGTTCGGGCGACGTGCAGAATCTAAAATTGTCGGCGTATGAAAACCCTCGGGCGTTGCTAGCAGACCCGGTCCCGTGCCCGTGCGTTGATATTGGGAATGACCCGATATGGCAATGTGTGACACCTTGCCAAGAGTTAACTATCCCGCAACTCCCGTCAGGTTCGCTATTAACTATCGACTCCAGAACGCGTCTGATTTCGTTGCAGTTAGCCGGGGGTAACGTCGTAGCGGGAAACAGTATTGTCGGGTCTGCTGGTTTCGCCGGGTTTCAATGGTTTGATCTACCGCAATGCGCGACGTTGTGTTTTGTTATCACTGTGGATTATCGGGTTGCTGACGATGCGTGGGTTTCGATTGGTGCGGCGGGCAAATTCTTAGCTTCCGGCGGGTGACCTGATGGCGATTAGCGGTGAACTACAAGTTGATTACTCGGCGTTGTCCGCAAACTTTACTGATGTCGGTTATCCGGGTGCTGTTGTTTCCGTGTCAGTTCTTGTCACCGCTACAACAAACCCGATAGTCAAATGGACTTACACCGGGGCAGGGTTTTCGGGTGGCTCCGTTGTCGTCTTTGACGATTCACCGCAAGCATACACTTGTGGGCCTGCTGCAAGTCCGGGCTGTGAGTATGCGAGTTGTGTCCTTGAGGATTCCCTTGGTAACACACACAACGTTGATGGGGTTGTGCGTGTTCAACCGTATCGGGTTTTTACGGGGTCAATACCAGACGCGGATGGCAACGTTGTGGAGATTGGTGCGTCAAGCGACCCCAACGTGTGCGACGGTAACATTGACGCGTTTTACACAACTTCTGGCGGCGATGGTCTGTCGTGGTCTTTCTCCGGCGCTGGATTCGTTACAACCGCTACGGTTGTCCCCGGCGGCATGTATTTGGAAACAACTACAACGATGGTGTTGCCCGTCAACGCTGGCGGATGGTGGGTCGCCATTGCGTATTGTTCTTCTGCGGATGCAGTCCCGCCTTGGGTTGACCCGACTGTGGCCGATGGGATTGTGCCCGGCACAATTTCAAGCACGGCCACAAACTTTACGCTTGGCGGCGGGCCGTTCCCGGTACCTCTCCCGGAGGCTGTTTACTGGACAAATGATAGTGCGTTAGCACCCGGCGACGTTGTTACAACCTCGGCGACCGTGTTGACAACTCAACCCGTTCACCTGTTGTTGAC